CTAACGTGTGATCGCATTCAAAATGTTGTCTGCGATTGACTCTTCCTTGTGGCATTGCACAACCAGAGCGTCATACAGCGGCTTAACAGTGCGTGACCAGGTGGGTTGGGTAAGGTTTGGGATTAGCATCGTCACAGCGCGATATGCGGCGCTTGCTGGCATTCTTGAATAACCGACGCCTTTACATCTTCCGCACTCTTTCTCAGCAACTATCCCCCACTGCTCTGTTTTGGCTATATCAACCGCACGGCCTGTACCGTGGCAATCTCTGCATCTTGCGCCCGGCGTAGCGGCACTACGGCAATAATCCGCATAAGCGAATGTTGCGAGCACTTGCAGTACCTTTGCCTTAGTATTTCCTTCGAGCTTTGCCACACCACGGTATTTCCCCGATACCTTGTGTGCAAATTGCATCAGATAGTTGATAGCCTTTTGTTTGTCGTTCTGGCTGAGTTCATGCTTACCGCAGAATGCAGCCATTCCGAATCCGGCTTGTGATTGCGCCATCCCCATAGCAGCCATCACATCAGTACCGGAAAGAGAGTCAGAAGCCGTAGCCCGTGGTGAGTCGCTCATCATCGGGCTTTTTGGCGAATGAAATTTAGCTACGCTTTCGAGTCTCATGCGCCTTCTCCCTGTACCTGAATCAATGTGAGATTTCCGCAGAACACTGCGCCGGTATCGATATACATCTGGTTGGCAAATTTGAGTGGTTTCACTGCTTGCGTATGACCAAAGATGAACGTGTCCGCGCCTTTGATTTCTTTCACGATCCCGTCTTGTGAGTTGCTGATTCGTTCGCGGTTCCAGATTACCTGCTGATGATCAACTGGCTTTCCAAACTCGTATTTATCACAAGGATAATCGGCGTGGCAGATGACATATTTTTTTCCTTTACTCACCAGTTCGATGATTAACGGAAGTTCATCTGCTTTATGGGCAAGAGCTTTAGCCAGAATTTCTTTGTCGTAATCGAGATTAAAGAACCAGCCACCGCCATTAAGCAGCCAGTGATTGACGTTTCCACGCTCTGATAAGCCATCAATCATCATTTGCTCATGGTTTCCACGTACAGCTCTGAACCAGGGGAATGTGATTAATTCCAGGCATTCTACGTTCTCTGTACCGCGATCAACCAAATCGCCCACCGAGATAAGCAGGTCTTTTTTGGTGTCGAATCCTATCGTCTCCAGTTTTTTCATCAGGTTCGTGTAGCATCCGTGCAGATCGCCAACTACCCAAATATTTCGGTATTTGCTGCCATCAATTCTTTCGTAGATATTCATGCAACCTCACTTCTGCTGTTTCGCAGTTTTTTAAGTTTCTGTTGATACTCCGCCTTGATGGCCCTGCACTCTTCGACAGTCCAGCGATAGCGGTTATGGTTTGATTCGATTTCCTCTACTGCTTCCTGCCCGATGCGGCTAATCAGTTCGACGCGATACGGAACGAGATTTCCGCTTTTGTGCTGGTTGCACACCACGCATTGCTTGTGAATATTGCGTTCATCAAATCGGAGTTGAGGTGCCGCAGCAGTTGTCCGGTAATGTCCGGCATCCCACTGAGCAGACGTGAGCGTTCCGCACGAGATACATGGTAAGTCGCGGTCTCTTTCTCTGATGAAGGCGTTTACGGCTTGTTGGGCTTGTTTAATCCAGTAACTGCGGGGCTTTAAGGCGAGTTTTCGAATCTTAAGTTTATCTTTCTGTTTCTGCTCCTCTCGTCGTCGTTTCTTCTCTGCTGCTTTTTCCGCTTTTTCGCGTTCTTTACTTCGTCGTTCGAGTGCTATCTTGGTTCCACAAATCTCATTACACCAATATTGATTTTGATATTTTGGTATAAACCATTCATTGCAACATTTACATTTCCTTCGATAGATTCGCATAAGTGCTCCTTTCGTTGCCGGAAAAATCACCGTAATACTTATCTCGGGCTTCTTCAGCAACTAGTACCGCTAACTCCAGATCATCAAAGCATCCGAAGTGTTTACTCTTGCCATGGAATCCTAGCCTAACATTCCATTTTTTCTGTCGTTTGTGCCAAGTAACCCCTCTGCAACCTGATTTGCTATTCTTTCGGATCCTTATATTTCTTGAATTTTCTATTGGCAGGCATTCTCTTAAATTTTCTGGCCTATTGTCGGTCCTAATTCCATTAACGTGGTCAATTTGACCAGCAGGCCAACGATTATGAGTTATGTAAAAAACTAAGACGTGAGTTTTATATCTACGCCCATCTATCATGATCATTGAATAACCGTTGGAATCAAAAGTTCCAGCAACACTATTTAATGCTATCCTTCCCTGAGTGGGAACTTTCCATCTAAATACCCCGGTAGATTTATCGAAACTTAGTAACTCAAATATCCTTTTAACAGTTAAATCTTCTCTTTTACGGTTACATCGTCTTCGCGCTGGTTTAGCCATCGCCTTCTTCCTCCGTAATGGTTTTCTGAATTTGGCCACCTGAACAGAGCTCACCAAAGCTATGGATGTCGGTATTTCCACAATACCAAGATGGCGAAAATAACTGCATGATAAGCCTCAGGGAAAAGGGAAGACACTACCCCCGATAATTCAGAAACAAATCGAAATACATGAACTAAAGAAAAATCACAACAAATAGAAATAGAAATAGAAATAGAAATAGAAATAGAAATAGAAATAGAAATAGAAATAGAAATAGAAATATTAAAACAGACCACCACATTCCTGATGTCATACTCACTAAACAATTTTTCGACAACATGGTAGCTCATAGCACGTTATCGTGTAGACACCCTCTGCTACGTATTCGGTGTTCAGTGCAATATCTACAAATACTGGAAAAATCTAAAATCGAGGCAAGTTTTTAGTGATAACTATAGTTAGACTATATTGACGACCTGATGTGCTGTATGTAATAACTAACAAAAAATATTTTCCATGGGATTTTTTATTTTAATGAAATGCAAAATATTTTTATCAATAGTTAGTATTATGGAAAACCATTAATTCAGGAGGAAACTTGATTCCAAATTCAACTTCAAATAAAGGTTATGTATGCATTGACATGCAGTGTTCGTCAACCTCTGAACCAACAGCTTCTACCTCCAGCAACCGGAGTATTAAATTAGCCGCTTCCACAAATGTATATCCGATAACAAGAAACGACTCCGAGCTCACTCTGAACGATTTTCTTGATAATAGCTCTTCTACGTCATCATTGGACTACATTAATGAATTGGGTTCTCAACTGACGTTAAATGATTTTCTTGACAACATAAAGACAAATGAGGTGGATAGAACATGTACGGATGTGGTAATTAATATCCCACAAGAGATACAAACAAATACACAGGAAAATGATTTGTTATTATCCGATAAAAATAATTCAATATGCATTGAAATCGATGAAAGAATTACAAAAATCCTAACATGCAAGCAAAAATATCAACTAGACAGCATCATTCATGAAATTATACCAAAAGAGAATGAGAGTGCAGAAACTGTTCTCCATCTTATGAGAGTTCTGAACGATCAATATCATCAGGTATATAATCAGTCAGGATGTTTTTATAAAGCCTATATGGCCATACACAATAAAATCGAACAGATACTTCCATATGCGTTCAGAGCCGGAGGCGGAATCAGCATTCACTTGCTCATACAGGCATTATTTTTTAATGGCGACTATAACAAATCACCTTCACAGTCTCAACAACCATCTTTATATACATCACCTTCTCCAACAATAAATACAGAAGCATTCTTAAGTAATGTATTATCACTAGATATAACCCAGGTACGCATACTTGGTGATTTACTATCAGCAACTTTATTTCATGCACCAACAATATTCTATCAATATCCTAAACTAATAGATGAAGTTAAGTATTGTATAAGTAATAAAAAAATAACAGGTTCGGTTATAGCACGATTTACTCTATGTTTAACAAGTACATTACTAACCATGTCACCACTGTTAATGCTTAATGGAGCAGTTAAAACAGGTAGCATAGTAAGAACTATAGGTAGGGGAGTGAGTTATGCTGATATACCATTGGCCTTAGCTATATTAGGTGACTCATGGTATAAAGCTTATAAACATGGTTCTTCTGATAACCCAAATTCTGCTCAGAGATTTATATCGCAAGAAGCGGCCTTTAAAACCACCCAGCGGGTATTAACACAAGGATTAAGTCTGATGTCCTCTTTATCGGGAGCAATCATGCGCTCTCTTGAGAAAGGCACACCACCACAAATGATGTCTTTATTCATCGTAAACATACTAAATCTATTATTTCATCAAAATCCATATGAAGGGGCATCAGCAAGTGCTAATGCTTTGAAAAGATCAACTTACTCCCATAATCCGGACATACTAAATACTCAGGCAATAGCTCTTTGTGTTGACCTCCAGCATACAAAAAATATAACCATGCCACTTTTCAAAACAAAAGACAGGATATCTTACGCATTCAATGGACAAAGAACATCCCCAGAAAACCAAAAACAAATACTGAAAGAAGTTATAAACTCCTGTACCCAAGGAGAAAGAGCCATTTTAAATACATCACAATCAGAAACATGCAAACATAAAATCGATGAGATTTATGAAAAAAGATTCTCAGAAACAGAACTAAATACATTACCAAACGAAATGAAAAATTTCTTGATATTTTTGAACAAAACTCATGAGAAAGATATTTCGCGTTTAAGCATTGGTAACGAAGTTAATGAAAAAATAATTGCAGTTATAGTCAAGACGTTAGCATATAGAGAGTCTATGTTGTGTTAGACTTTAACTCTACATTGATATAACATTAGCCAAATATTCAACAGTGTATGCGACCAAACACCAACATGTCGCATACATATACAATTTGAATATTTAATTATATTTACTTAATGTATTTCTATAAAAGCAAATTACAAACTCACAACAAAAAACCTCATAACACATTAACAATCAATTCTTTTCATCTTTATAAATTCTCATATCAGGCTTGCACCCGATAAACCGACGAAAACTATTTAAAACCCATCGAGTGAAGTAATCTCTAAAACCAAAGAAATACCAAGTGAAAATATTCACGATAAAATGCCCGGTCAAAGCCCCTCCTGTACCGCATGCAAGAACAGTAAAAAATCAGATGTTTTCATAAATATCAGTCCTCATCGTTTTGCCTGGCATGTCCTTTACCAGCAATCTTCTGTATGCACTAAGCCTAGATAGAATCCACTCAGTGTACACTGAAGCCCGCTCGACGCTTTCTTGTTCGTAACTTCGATTTTAGTCAATCACCTTGTTTTCCTCGCACGATGTCTTAGCCACCGGATATCCCACAGGTGAGCCGTGTAATTGAAGGTTTTTACGTCAGATTCTTTTGGGATTGGCTTGCGTTTATTTCTGGAGCGTTTCGTTGGAAGGTATTTGCAGTTTTCGCAGATGATGTCGGTGAAACTTCGTCGCTGTCGCCTCATGCCGCCCTCCTGACGCCCTGCCCGATCGCCATCAATGCCGCTTTGGATACGGTAGTAAACATCCGTCGAGGACTGATGAACGGTCGCCAAATCAGCAGCATGGAGCCTTTGCTGTTTCCCTTCTTCTCCAGCCCTGTCGATGGTTCGATAAAATTAATCCGTCCATCAGTGATAATGCGAACTTCGTCAACACTCTCCAGAGCCTTGCTGAACCATCCGACAGACATATCCTCTGGCACAAGCATCACTACCGTCTGTCGCTGTTGTATGCACTGCTCAGCGGCTTTTTCCACCCACGGCCTGATATTGCTGTACGGTGGGTTATTCCAGATTGCACCGTGGCTTATCCACTCAGAATTGAGTGCGTCGTCGGCCTCAGTTAGCCAGTGAGCGCACAGAGCATTTTTGTCGCTCGCAGCTGAATCCAGCCAGAATCCAAACTCAATATCCAGCGCATCAAAAAGCCAAAGCGGCGTTTGCCAGCAGTCCTTGTCGTGTGCTGGTGTATTTGATTTGATAGTCATGCAGCCCTACCTTTTCGTTGTGACCATTCATACTCTCGCCGGGAGTCATCACTCCACCGCACGTTGCGCTCTGAGCCGAACCAAAACATGATTTCGATAAGCTCAGTCATGCTGGCCTTTCGCATTTTGCTGGTACGCACGCCAAGCATGACAACGCCACCATCGATACCAGGCACACTTCGTTGCTCCAGTTTTTTGGTCTTAAGCCACAGGGCAGTGAACAGGTCTTTCCAGTCCTCCGGCGCAAGTCTCTGTCCATGCCAAAGCACCTGACGTGATACGTCCTGCAATAACGCCCACATAAGGCGGTTTTGAGGATTGCTCCGCTTTGGTTCTTTAATGTGGACTTCGTGAGGTGACTTGTCGTCGATCGGAAGTGAGAGTATTGCGTCTATGGCGTTGTTTCTGATTGCTTCGTTGCGAAGCATGTATATTTGCTTCATTGTCACCTCAACTCACAAAACGCCACGCCATTTTTGCTACAGCGACAGGCGCAACACCGATAATCACCCACAGGAGAATGCTACCGAACAGCACACCCACCAGGTCTTTACCTTCGCCTACCAACCGGACAAAACTTCCGACAACCGCAATGAACGTCGACACCATCCACATAGCACCGAGAATCCTCAATGCAGAAAAAATCAACTCAACCACGATTTACTCTCCCCCAAATAAAAAGGCCTGCGATTACCAGCAGGCCTGTTATTAGCTCAGTGATGTAGATGGTCACCTTTTAACTCCATATACCGCCAATACCCGTTTCATCGCGGCACTCTGGCGACACTCCTTAAAAATCAGGTTCGTGCTCATCTTTCCTTCCCGTTCTTCCCTGGTAGCAAACCGGTAATACACCGTTCGCCAGACCTTACCTTCGATAACCAGAAGACCTGCACGTGCCATTTTAGCCGCGGCCTGATTTATGCTGGTTACTGTTGCGCCTGTTAGCGCGGCAACGTCCGGCGCACAGAAGCTCTTGTGCGTCTCCAGATAATGAATAATTGCTTCTTTGCCCGTCATAGACTTGCTCCTTTCAGTCCGAACTTAGCTTTGATTTCTGCGATCTTCGCCAGAGCCTGTGCACGATTTAGAGGTCTGCCGCCCATGACAGGAAGTTGTTTTACTGGTTCAGGGATCGCCTCACCACGGTTAATTCTCGCAGTCATATGGACAAGCTCATCTGCGGCCTTACGGCGTAATTCCGCATCAGTAAGCGCATTGGCCCGCATGTTCTGATACAGGTTGGTAACCAGCCAGTAGTGCGCGTTCGATTTCCACGGATAAGACTCTGCATCCGGATACAGGCCTCGCTTCCGGCAATACTCGTAAACCATATCAACCAGCTCGCTGACGTTTGGCAGTCCGGCGATAACGGATGCTTCTTCCCGGCACCATGCAACAAACTGCCCGGGTGATGGCAGAAATGGTCGATTCTGCCGACGGGCTACGCGCATTCCTGCGTTAACCTGTTCCATTGTGGTGATCCCGTTTTCCCGGAAAGCCAGAACCCACTGGCGGCGGATTTCGTTCAGTTCGTTCTGGTCACGGTTAGCCAGACTCGCCGGGAAAGTTGCCAGTAACTGGCTGAACACACCGTTGATGATCTGCGCAACCTGCTGTACCTGCGGCTTTTCGTCGTACTGTTCCGGCATGTTGTTGGCGATCCGACGCATCTGCTCACGGTCAAAGTTAACCATCTGTGCGGCGATGTTTTTCATAGATCCACCCCGTAAATCCAGTCTGTGTTTGTCAGGTCCAGTTTTGGTTTGCTGGCTGTCACGACTGCCTGTTGCTTGTTACGGTTGATTTCGAGCTGGGTCCACTTGTCGCGGAGTTTGGCCGGGCTAAGCACGTTACCGGACCAGAAGTTGTCCTGGCATGCCCAGCGGAACAGTACACACATGTCGCGATGGTTGCGTCCGTCACGTTCACGCATCAGGCGGATATCGTTAGCCCACCCAGCAAAATTCGGTTTTCTGGCTGATGGTGCGATAGTCTTCACCATGTCAAACATCCACTCTGCGGCGGTCAGGTCTTCTGCTGTCCCCCACTTGCTGCCGCGCTGAATTGCAGCATCTGGTTTCTCCACAGGAAGATCGTTTTCTGGTTGGTTAGAGGATTCGCCAGAATTCTCTGACGAATAATCTTTTCTTTTTTCTTTTGTAATAGTGTCTTTTGTGTTCCCCTGTTTTGAGGGATAGCAATCCCCCAATTTGAGGGATGTTTTATCCCTCGTTTTAGGGGATTTTCCCTCGTTTTGAGGGATACACCATTCTGAGATGTTTTTGTTTGGTCCAAACATGCCGCCTTGCTGCTTGATAATATTCATTCTGACGAGTTCTAACTTGGCTTCATTGCACCGTTTGACAGGTAACTTTGTAATCTCGCTAAGTTGAGAATCGGTGATTCTGTCCATTGGTTTATTCCACCCATAGGTTTTACGCAGAATGGCAAGCAGCACTTTAAACTGTCGCTTGGTCAGATCTGCGCCTGAATAAGCCTCAAGCAGCATATTTGATAGTCTGGCGTAACCATCATCGAGATCTGCCACATTACGCTCCTGTCCGGTAAAGTTACCTCTGCCGAAGTTGAGTATTTTTGCTGTATTTGTCATAATGACTCCTGTGGATTGATCCAGTCTTTCTACATCAGGCCTCAAAACTGTTGCAGCAGTCTTGAGGCTTTTCTTTTGTCAGCACCATGGCTACTTTCTTTGCTAGCTTTGCTAATTCCTCGTCTTCAACACCCCACTCCAGCACAGCCAGAAGCATGGCCATCTTTGGGATAAAGCTGTCTTTCCATCGCGAAATTTGCGATTCATTAATCCCTAATGCATCAGCAACCTTTCGCTGACCACGTACAGCAATTCGATTCAGGATGTTGCTTGTGATTGCATTCGCTTTCTTGCGAGTACTTGTAAGTTGCATATGTAAGTATTTCCTTAACAAATAAGAAGTTATACGCACCAACTGATGCGCGTTGTATTCCCGCATTTCGGCGGGAATAAGGACCATGACTGTTAAAGAGCAATTTGCTTATGCCGCTTTGCGATAAGCACTTTCTTGATACTTCAGGGCGCCAGCTGTAACGACTTCCAGTCGATAGGCGTCTTTCTCTGGGATGACTTCCTTCCACTGAGAGACTGCTGCATCGCTAATGCCTAACGCTTTAGCTACCGCACGCTGGGTTCCGAAGTGGTCGATAACATCTTTCTTGTACATAGACTCGCTCCGAAATTAAAGAACACTTAAATTATCTATCAAAGGAATCTTAAGTCAAGTTTATTTAAGATGTCTTAACTATGAATACACAACTGATGGGTGAGCGTATTCGCGCTCGCAGAAAAGAACTTAAGATTAGGCAGGCTGCCCTTGGCAAGATGGTTGGCGTGTCTAATGTTGCTATTTCCCAATGGGAGCGTTCTGAAACTGAGCCCAATGGCGAAAACCTATTGGCTTTAGCCAAGGCTTTACAGTGCTCCCCTGATTACTTGTTGAAAGGAGAAGATAGTCTTTCAAACATTGCCTATCACAGCAGGCATGATCCAAGAGGTTCGTATCCTCTAATTAGTTGGGTAAGCGCAGGATGTTGGATGGAAGCTGTAGAGCCATATCATAAGCGTGCAATAGATAACTGGTACGATACAACCGTAGATTGTTCAGAAGATTCGTTTTGGCTGGACGTAAAGGGTGATTCGATGACGGCTCCAGCCGGTCTTAGCATCCCGGAAGGGATGATAATACTAGTCGATCCTGAAGTAGAACCTCGTAATGGGAAGCTGGTAGTGGCAAAGCTCGAAGGAGAAAACGAGGCAACTTTCAAGAAGTTAGTTATTGATGCTGGCAGAAGGTTTCTAAAACCACTTAACCCACAATATCCGATGATTGAGATCAACGGGAACTGCAAAATCATCGGTGTAGTTGTCGATGCAAAAATAGCAAACCTTCCATAAGGGGCATTCGCCCCTTTTTTTCTTTCCTTTAAAAATCAAAGCAAAACTTAAGCTTCGCAACAAAATTTAAGTTTTCTTCAAAAACGCTCTTGACCAATAGTTAAAGAAATCTTAAATTTAAGTCATCGGCAGGACGCTGGTAGCCAAACGGAACAGATTGGCAGGCTCTTTAACATTGATGGGATTGTCCCGCCGAAATGCGGGAACCAAAGAGTAGTTGGCTTTGGGGTGACGTGAAGTGCAGCTGCACGACGGCAACCGGAAGATAAGCACCCGGCGCGTCACCGCCAAAGTCAATCATCGGAGGTCAACATGGCAGTAGTCATTACATATCTGGCTGACGATAACGCCAGAAATCGCCGCAGAGCACGCAGACAGGCTCAACGTGAGCAGGCAATGCAAGAACAGCGACTGGCGCGAAAAATTGCGCTAAAGCTCTCTGGTTGCGTCAGAGCAGACAAAGCAGCATCACTCGGAAGCCTTCGCTGCAAGAAGGCAGATGAATGCAGTGGAAGTATTTGCCTGCCAAACGTAGCCATTTACGCGGCAGGCTACCGGAAATCAAAACAACTGACGGCGAGATGATAAATTAATTTGCTAATTACTTGTTTTTGCCATGCTTATCCTGAGCGATAAGTTCATCCATAAGACTGTCTTTCTTCCCAGCAAACCTAATGTAGCACTCATTTCTATAGCGTTCCGGGATAACAAAACGGTCGATTTCAGGATATCCAGTAGCAGAAGGTACCCGAATAAGAAGCCCTTTTTCGAGCAATGAGATTGCTTCAGGGCTTCCCTTTTCTGTCTTTAGCTGGTTATTAGCGGCTACAGCGAATGCCAAATACGCTCTTTCTCCAAGAGTTAACGAATCAAACAAATCTTGCACGTATTTCTCTTCTTTAGATTTGCGCTTCTGAGCAGCGAATATCTCAATTCTTTCAGTCACAGCGTGATAAGCGGAATTAACAACGCCGTTAAGCACATAGCTAACGCAAAACAACAGGATGTAATACATCCAGTAATGAGGAAGGATTTCTGGATTATGCAGGTTTATCCATTCTTTTACGCTTACAGGCATAACAATAATCAATATGATTAGGATGATTAGCATATGAATCAACTGTTTAAGTGTCATTCCTTGCAGGAAAAAATGCATTAGTTCCTGCCACCATGAGTTGTTCATCGGCGTTTCTCTTTTGCTCTCTGTAGGGGTGAATAGAGTTTATCCGATTTCTCGCTGTAGGGGTACACGAGAACCACCGAGCCTGATGTGGTTAAAAGACAGGCATACTAATAAACACTGCACTGTGTATTCATTCCAACGAGTGAATACACTGAGCAATGTCGCTCGTAACTAAACAGGAGCCGACTTGTTCTGATTATTGGAAATCTTCTTTGCCCTCCAATGTGAGGGCGATTTTTTATCTGTGAGGATATGAATAGATGTCAAACATCAAAAAATACATCATTGATTACGACTGGAAAGCATCAATAGAAATTGAAATCGACCATGACGTAATGACAGAGGAAAAACTTCACCAGATTAATAATTTCTGGTCAGACTCTGAATACCGACTCAATAAACACGGCTCTGTATTAAATGCTGTATTAATCATGCTGGCGCAACATGCTCTGCTTATAGCAATTTCAAGCGACTTAAATGCATATGGTGTTGTGTGTGAGTTCGACTGGAATGATGGAAATGGTCAGGAAGGATGGCCTCCAATGGATGGTAGCGAAGGAATAAGAATTACCGATATCGATACATCAGGAATATTTGATTCAGATGATATGACTATCAAAGCCGCCTGAGCGCGGCGTTACCGCATACCAATAACGCTTCACTCGAGGCGTTTTTCGTTATGTATAAATAAGGAGCACACCATGCAATATGCCATTGCAGGGTGGCCTGTTGCTGGCTGCCCTTCCGAATCTTTACTTGAACGAATCACCCGTAAATTACGTGACGGATGGAAACGCCTTATCGACATACTTAATCAGCCAGGAGTCCCAAAAAATGGATCAAACACTTATGGCTATCCAGACTAAATTCACTATCGCCACTTTTATTGGCGATGAAAAGATGTTTCGTGAGGCCGTCGACGCTTATAAAAAATGGATATTAATACTGAAACTGAGATCAAGCAAAAGCATTCACTAACCTCCTTTCCTGTTTTCCTAATCAGCCCGGCATTTCGCGGGCGATATTTTCACAGCTATTTCAGGAGTTCAGCCATGAACGCTTATTACATTCAGGATCGTCTTGAGGCTCAGAGCTGGACGCGTCACTACCAGCAGATCGCCCGTGAAGAGAAAGAGGCAGAACTGGCAGACGACATGGAAAAAGGTCTGCCCCAGCACCTGTTTGAATCACTCTGCATCGATCATTTACAACGCCACGGGGCCAGCAAAAAAGCCATTACCCGTGCGTTTGATGACGATGTTGAGTTTCAGGAGCGCATGGCAGAACACATCCGGTACATGGTTGAAACCATTGCTCACCATCAGGTTGATATTGATTCAGAGGTATAAAACGGATGAGTACAGCACTCGCAACGCTGGCTGGGAAGCTGGCTGAACGCGTCGGCATGGATTCTGTCGACCCACAGGAACTGATCACCACTCTTCGCCAGACGGCATTTAAAGGTGATGCCAGCGATGCGCAGTTCATCGCATTGCTGATCGTCGCCAACCAGTACGGCCTTAATCCGTGGACGAAAGAAATTTACGCCTTCCCTGACAAGCAGAACGGCATCGTTCCGGTGGTGGGCGTTGATGGCTGGTCCCGTATCATCAATGAAAACCAGCAGTTTGATGGCATGGACTTTGAGCAGGACAATGAATCCTGCACATGCCGGATTTACCGCAAAGACCGCAATCATCCGATCTGCGTTACCGAGTGGATGGATGAATGCCGCCGCGAACCATTCAAAACCCGCGAAGGCAGAGAAATCACGGGGCCGTGGCAGTCGCATCCCAAACGGATGTTACGGCATAAAGCCATGATTCAGTGTGCCCGTCTCGCCTTCGGATTTGCTGGTATCTATGACAAGGATGAAGTCGAGCGCATTGTCGAAAATACCGCATACACTGCAGAACGTCAGCCGGAACGCGACATCACTCCGGTTAACGATGAAACCATGCAGGAGATTAACACTCTGCTGATTGCCCTGGATAAAACATGGGATGACGACTTATTGCCGCTCTGTTCCCAGATATTTCGCCGCGACATTCGCGCATCGTCAGAACTGACACAGGCCGAAGCAGTGAAAGCTCTTGGATTCCTGAAACAGAAAGCCACTGAGCAGAAGGTGGCTGCATGACACCGGACATTATCCTGCAGCGTACCGGAATCGACGTGAGAGCTGTCGAACAGGGGGATGATGCGTGGCACAAATTACGGCTCGGCGTCATCACCGCTTCAGAAGTTCACAATGTGATAGCAAAACCCCGCTCCGGAAAAAAGTGGCCTGACATGAAAATGTCCTACTTCCACACCCTGCTGGCTGAGGTTTGCACCGGTGTGGCTCCGGAAGTTAATGCTAAGGCGCTGGCATGGGGAAAACAGTACGAGAACGACGCCAGAACTCTGTTTGAATTCACTTCCGGCGTGAATGTTACTGAATCCCCGATCATCTATCGCGACGAAAGTATGCGTACCGCCTGCTCTCCCGATGGTTTATGCAGTGACGGCAATGGCCTTGAGCTGAAATGCCCGTTTACCTCCCGGGATTTCATGAAGTTCCGGCTCGGTGGTTTCGAGGCCATAAAGTCGGCTTACATGGCCCAGGTGCAGTACAGCATGTGGGTGACGCGAAAAGATGCCTGGTACTTTGCCAACTATGACCCGCGTATGAAGCGTGAAGGCCTGCATTATGTCGTGGTTGAGCGGGATGAAAAGTACATGGCGAGTTTTGACGAGATGGTGCCGGAGTTCATCGAAAAAATGGACGAGGCACTGGCTGAAATTGGTTTTGTATTTGGGGAGCAATGGCGATGAAGCATCCTCACGATAATATCCGGGTAGGTGCGATCACTTTCGTCTACTCCGTTACAAAGCGAGGCTGGGTATTTCCCGGCCTTTCTGTTATCAGAAATCCCCTGAAAGCACAGCGGCTGGCTGAGGAGATAAATAATAAACGGGGGGCTGTATGCACAAAGCATCTCCTGTTGAGTTAAGAACGTGTATCGAGATGGCACATAGCCTCGCTCAAATTGGAGTCAGGTTTGTGCCAATACCAGTAGAAACAGACGAAGAATTTCATACGTTAGCCGCATCCCTTTCACAAAAGCTGGAAATGATGGTGGCGAAAGCAGAAGCAGATGAGAGAGACCAGGTATGACAACCACTGAATGCATTTTTCTGGCAGCGGGCTTCATATTCTGTGTGCTTATGCTTGCCGACATGGGGCTTGTTCAATGACACCTCAGCAAGAAAACGCCCTTCGCAGCATTGCCCGTCAGGCTAATTCTGAAATCAAAAAAGCCAGACAGCAGTTTCCGGATAAAAACGTCGATGACATTTGCCGTAGCGTACTGAAGAAGCACCGCGAAACGGTAACGCTGATGGGATTCACACCGACTCATTTAAGCCTGGCAATCGGCATGTTAAACGGCGTCTTTAAGGAACGATGAACATGAAAAGCAAAATTATCAGGGAGCTACAGGCTCCTTTTTTATTGCTCGCATTTACCCCCAAGCGTATTAACCAACAATTCAGGGATTAATGGAAGATGGCAGACATCATTGATTCAGCATCAGAAATTGAAGAATTACAGCGCAACACAGCAATAAAAATGCGCCGCCTGAACCACCAGGCTGTATCTGCCACTCATTGTTGTGAGTGTGGCGATCCCATAGATGAGCTAAGACGCCTGGCCGTTCAGGGTTGTCGGACTTGTGCAAGTTGCCAGGAAGATCTGGAGCTTATCAGTAAACAGAGAGGTTCGAAGTGAGCGTAATTCACTCTCAGGCACTGCGTGAAGCGGCAGAGCAGGCAATGCCTGACAACTGGGGATTTGACGCGGACCTTTTCCATGAGCTGGTAACACCATCGATTGTGCTGACACTGCTGGATGAACGGGAAAGAAACCAGCAATACATCAAACGCCGCGACCAGGAGAACGAGGATATTGCGCTAACGGTGGGGAAACTGCGTGTTGAGCTGGAGACAGCAAAAATCAAAACTCAACGAGCAGCGTGAGTAGAAGGTGTTATCTCGGATGGAAGTAAGCGTATTGCTGAACTGGAGGCCTGGGTTGAATACACAAGAGCTGCATACGTAAGAGCAAAAGACAAGGGAGATTTGATCAGAGTTATTACCCGCCAACCAACGGGATTTTACGCTTACGTACCATGTAATTAGGAATCCTTGAAGTGGCAGCCTAACTGCGGATACACTGAAATGGCGATTTGGTAACATGTTTCGCACAAGGCTGTTACTACACTTAGAGATAATCAGCCATGATTAAACGCTTTGTAAAAAGTAAAAGGAAATTACAATGAAAAAATCAATACTAATTTTAGGGCTTACGTTAATTGTCTCATCTCAAATACCATCGGCAATGGCAAAAAATGAATCAAAACTATGGGTTGTTGTTGATCGAACGGAAAGACATACCTGCCCTTCAAGTAAATGTGGAGTGGCTGGGAAACTATTTTTCAGGGAAGGCGTAGATTTTCTAGAAAAAAAAGGTGAATGGGTTCGTATAACTGAGCCATATTCAGCCTCATGTGTTGGAGGGGAAAGCGAATATATTAAAGAAGGTAATAAATCCTGCACAAGAAAAAATGGAATCGTTAATGGCAAGTTTTCAGAATGGGTTAAACTTAGTGATCTTAGCAGTGAAAGGCCATCAGATCCTGCTGAAAATGCGAGCGGAGATGATACTTTAATCAAAGGATCTGATGACTACCGTATATACAAAAAAGAGTTTTCTTCGGCAGCTAGGAAGTTAATAAATGAAGGGGTCTGCACGGAAAGCGATTTTAAGGAAATCGGAGGGTGGATGGCATCAAGCAATAAGGGTGAAAACATCTATTTCACATATTGCGGAGGAATGACGTTGTCGAACAGAATATACCTAGATGTTAAAAGTGGAAAGACTTTTAGATAATATGATATTACCAATGACAGTATTGATTTAATGCCTCCATAGAATTATCTCTAGGAAGTAGGTATAAGAAAAGCCCGCACAATGAGCTGCTGCGGGCTTTGTGTTATTCGCCATATTTTATGAAGCAAATACGACACTATAGATAATTAAGCGTTGCTGGTTGTCGATTCCTCAATCACTCCTGTTGATGGCTCTCTTCTTGTATGTGCCATTGAAGGGGAATATCGCGTAAAAAGATACCGGAAGTATCCGCGCCGCCATGATTGTCTTTCTCCTGATGCAGGAAAAGCAGAATGGCTAAATCAGCAACAGAGCACAAAGCCGATCAGAGAGCCAAGCAAGCATCATCCGGTATGCGTAAGCTGGAGCTTGTACTTGATGCTCAGGAAATTGAAATGCTGGAGCGTAACTGTGCCACGCGTCGCTTCAGGCGTGCGCCTTGCGAGTTTGGTGAGTACATCGCGTTACTGAGCCGCCAGGATGATGCACGTGTGCGCTGGCGTATAAAATCGATCAGCAGAAAACGGTGCGGTAAGTGCGGCGAGAGAGTTCCTGTTAATTCATGCCCGTGTAATGGTGACTCACAATGCTGGGTGACCAAAGGCTGGCACGAAACAAAATTAATGATATAAATCTCTGTGACATGTCACGGAGGCGGCAATGAAATTAGACCAGCAATATCTAAAAGATCTACTTATCGCATTCGAAAAAACTCGTGGCCCTGACACGATGCTTAGTGAACTAGAGGATAATGGCTTTAATAGATATGACCAAGATTTTATTTTCCATATGCGATTATTATGTGACTACGAATTAATAGTCAGGGTTGATGGAAAACCTGGGTTCGGTCATATATTGTCCAAAGCGTTAGGGGAAGGTGTTGGATATAGTTGGATCGAAGTACCACTGAGGTTGACAGCAAGAGGGCATGATTTTATTGCTGACTTACGTCAAAAGGATGTCTGGCAAGCTATAAAAACAAACTTTAAGGATGAGGGAATTAGTACACTTATGAGTGTTTCAAAATCACTAGCAAAAGGCTTTGCAAGGAAAAAGATAAAAGATATTACAGGAATAGATATTGAATAATTCTTAGCATCAAGCAACTACTGCCTTTGGTGGAAATTATATCTGAACTCGCTACGGCGAGTTTTGTTTTATGGAGATGATAAATGCACTTCCGAGTCACAGGTGAATGGAATGGAGAGCCATTCAACAGGGTTATCGAAGCAGAGAACATCAACGACTGTTATAACCACTGGATGATATGGGCGCAGATAGCACATGCAGACGTAACCAATATTCGAATTGAAGAACTGAAAGAACACCAAGCCGCCTGATGGCGGTTTTTTCTTGCGTGTAATTGCGGAGACTTTGCGATGTACTTGACACTTCAGGAGTGGAATGCACGCCAGCGACGCCCAAGAAGCCTTGAAACAGTTCGTCGATGGGTACGCGAGTGCAGGATATTCCCTCCTCCAGTTAAGGATGGAAGAGAGTATCTGTTCCACGAATCAGCGGTAAAGGTTGACTTAAATCGACCAGTAACAGGTAGCCTTTTGAAGAGGATCAGAAATGGGAAGAAGGCGAAGTCATGAGCGCCGGGATTTACCCCCTAACCTTTATATAAGAAACAATGGATATTACTGCTACAGGGACCCAAGGACGGGTAAAGAGTTTGGATTAGGCAGAGACAGGCGAATCGCAATCACTGAAGCTATACAGGCCAACATTGAGTTATTTTCAGGACACAAACACAAGCCTCTGACAGCGAGAATCAACAGTGATAATTCCGTTACGTTACATTCATGGCTTGATCGCTACGAAAAAATCCTGGCCAGCAGAGGAATCAAGCAGAAGACACTCATAAATTACATGAGCAAAATTAAAGCAATAAGGAGGGGTCTGCCTGATGCTCCACTTGAAGACATCACCACAAAAGAAATTGCGGAAATGCTCAATGGATACATAGACGAGGGCAAGGCGGCGTCAGCCAAGTTAATCAGATCAACACTGAGCGATGCATTCCGAGAGGCAATAGCTGAAGGCCATATAACAACAAACCCTGTCGCTGCCACTCGCGCAGCAAAATCAGAGGTAAGGAGATCAAGACTTACGGCTGACGAATACCTGAAAATTTATCAAGCAGCAGAATCATCACCATGTTGGCTCAGACTTGCAATGGAACTGGCTGTTGTTACCGGGCAACGAGTTGGTGATTTATGCGAAATGAAGTGGTCTGATATCGTAGATGGATATCTTTATGTCGAGCAAAGCAAAACAGGCGTAAAAATTGCCATCCCAACAGTATTGCATGTTGATGCTCTCGGAATATCAATGAAGGAAACACTTGATAAATGCAAAGAGATTCTTGGCGGAGAAACCATAATTGCATCTACTCGTCGCGAACCGCTTTCATCCGGCACAGTATCAAGGTATTTTATGCGCGCACGAAAAGCATCAGGTCTTTCCTTCGAAGGGGATCCGCCTACCTTTCACGAGTTGCGCAGTTTGTCTGCAAGACTCTATGAGAAGCAGATAAGCGATAAGTTTGCTCAACATCTTCTCGGGCATAAGTCGGACACCATGGCATCACAGTATCGTGATGACAGAGGCAGGGAGTGGGACAAAATTGAAATCAAATAATGATTTTATTTTGACTGATAGTGACCTGTTCGTTGCAACAAATTGATAAGCAATGCTTTTTTATAATGCCAACTTAGTATAAAAAAGCAGGCTTCAACGGATTCATTTTTCTATTTCATAGCCCGGAGCAACCTGTGAACACATTTTCAGTTTCCCGTCTGGCGCTGGCATTGGCTTTTGGCGTGACGCTGACCGCCTGTAGCTCAACCCCGCCCGATCAACGTCCTTCTGATCAAACCGCGCCTGGTACCTCTTCTCGCCCGATTCTGTCGGCAAAAGAAGCGCAGAATTTCGATGCTCAACACTATTTTGCATCCCTGACACCAGGTGCTGCAGCGTGGAATCCTTCCCCGATTACCCTGCCTGCGCAACCTGACTTTGTTGTCGGCCCGGCGGGCACTCAAGGTGTAACGCATACCACGATTCAGGCGGCGGTAGATGCGGCAATTATCAAGCGTACCAACAAGCGCCAGTATATTGCCGTGATGCCTGGTGAGTATCAGGGAACGGTATATGTCCCTGCCGCTCCGGGTGGAATTACTCTGTACGGTACAGGTGAAAAACCGATTGATGTGAAGATTGGGCTTTCCCTTGATGGTGGCATGAGCCCTGCCGACTGGCGTCACGACGTCAACCCGCGCGGCAAATATATGCCAGGTAAACCAGCGTGGTATATGTACGATAGCTGCCAGAGCAAACGCAGCGACAGTATCGGTGTTCTCTGCTCTGCGGTCTTCTGGTCACAAAACAATGGCCTGCAACTGCAAAATCTGACCATCGAAAACACGCTGGGCGATAGCGTAGATGCAGGTAACCATCCGGCGGTGGCACTGCGTACTGATGGTGACCTGGTACAGATTAACAACGTTAACATTCTCGGTCGTCAGAACACCTTCTTTGTCACCAACAGCGGTGTGCAGAACCGTCTGGAAACCAACCGTCAGCCGCGTACGCTGGTGACCAACAGCTACATTGAAGGGGATGTGGATATCGTTTCTGGTCGCGGCGCAGTGGTGTTCGATAACACCGAATTCCGCGTGGTGAACTCACGTACTCAGCAAGAAGCGTATGTGTTTGCACCGGCTACGCTGTCCAACATTTACTACGGTTTCCTCGCCGTAAACAGCCGTTTCAATGCTTTCGGTGATGGTGTGGCGCAACTGGGCCGCTCGCTGGATGTTGATGCCAATACCAACGGTCAGGTGGTGATCCGTGATAGCGCCATCAACGAAGGTTTTAACACGGCTAAACCGTGGGCCGATGCGGTGATCTCTAATCGTCCGTTTGCGGGTAATACCGGCAGCGTAGATGATAACGACGAAATACAGCGCAATCTGAATGACACTAACTACAACCGCATGTGGGAATACAATAACCGCGGCGTGGGTAGTAAAGTGGTTGCAGAGGCGAAGAAGTAA